AACTTATACTGTGATGATTTTATCGGTGAAACATACGCCCCTACGTTCTCTCAGGTTAAAGATATTATCTGGGCAGAGATGCGCTCCATGCGTGAAAAACTGGACGGGCATATTGCTGTCGGAGGTAAAATAACAACCACAAGATACGATTTTGGTCCGGACGCTTTTATGTCAGGCAGAGCGCCCCGACTGGCTGCAAAGGGCGCTGAAACCCCACAGGGCGCTCAGGGTAAGCACGCAAGGGCTGTTTTATTTGTCATTGATGAAGCGGGCGGCACTGATAAACAAATCATAGAACAGATTGAACGCTCAGCTGCTTCTGGTAAAATGGTTTATATAATCGCTATTGGAAACCCTTTAACAGTTTCACAGTGGTTCGGACAGTATTGCACAACTGAAAAAGGCGAGGGCTATAACGTTCTTCAGTTTAAAGCCTACGACGCCCCGAATATGATAGCCAACGGTTTAACATCGCTGGAAGCGCTGCGTAAGGAAGCTGACAGGCTGCGGTCAATGAAACCAGAAGTCCGCAGAGAATGGCTTGCTGATAAACATTATAAAAAAACTTATCCCATGTTATTGAGTCCGGGCTGGGTTATTGAAAAATACATGAAGTATGGCGAGAGCGGGCTGTTCTTTTCTTATATCGGTGAATGGACACAAACAACCATAGACACTCTCGTTCCTTTTAAGCGGGTAAATGAATGTATGCTGGGAAGTTATATAGACGAGCACGGCATTAAGCAGTGGACAAGCGAGGACAGCGGTTACTGTAAATGGAACGGCATAAAAAAGATATACGCTGGAATTGACTGCTCAGGCGAGGGTATTGATAAAAATGTTCTTTACGTCTTTGAGGGCAACCGTGAGCTGTTTCATTACACGTTCAACAAAACATGGGAACAATCCGACATAGATTTTAGAGGCACGCACTTAAAAGAGGACGGACCTTATATTGCAAAGTGGATTTACGACAATTTGTTTAAAGCCTTTCCCGGCAGGGAAATAGATTTTACAATAGACGGCACGGGCGGTTTCGGTAAAACCATTTATGACAGCCTGATGACGTATGCGCTCAATCCGGTTTTTGTTACTCTTAGGCTTTTAAACTTTGGAAGCAACGCTATGGATGAAGAAAATTACCATGACATAATCGCCGAAATGGCTTTTAACTTTGCCAACCACATGAAATCTCCGCAAGGTTTGTTGCTGGAACAGAACGACGACCTTAAGAACCAGATTACCAGCCGGAAAACAATGCAAGACGGTAAGAAGCGCAATATGCTTGAAAGCAAAAAAGATTATAAGCAGCGTGCCGGTTCTTCTCCGGATGATTTTGACGCCGCAATAATGGCTATATACGGTGACATGATTGAAAACGCAATCGGTTCATGGCAAGGGCTGGAGGGAACAGTTCCGGAAAAAGATAACGGCGTTTCCGCTATGTTAAAGGCAGCAGGGCTGCAAAACCCCGGAAGCGATTTTACCGGTGGGTTTGGGGGCGGTTATGACGACAACGGCTCCGAAAATAAATGGTAGGTGAAAACTGATGGCTAAAAAAGGTATGTTTGATTTTTTCAAATCGCAGGCTGATGAAGATAATAAGCACAACGCCAATGACGGCTATAAGGTTTCATTACAGCGCCCGTTCGGCAGTCCGGAACAAACGACCGTAAGCGCGCCGGCGCTTAATACACCTGACGGGCAACAGCCGAAAGAAAACCAGCCTCATCAGGACAGTTACGGTGTTACCGGTCAGCAGGTTTTTGCAGGGTTTGACGGTGAAGAACCGAACCCGTTCCTTTCTAACCGGCAGGGGTATATCGCCTTTGACAACATGGAAAGAATGGACGCTCAGGTTTATAGCACTGTTCAGCGGCAAAGGGATAAAATAAAAGAAGCGGACTTCTTTCTTGAGCCGGTTGATGATAAAGACCATGAGCAGGCAAAGCACGCTGAAATCGCCTCTGATTGTTTTTTTAACAAACAGGAAAAAATATGGCTTGATAATCTTAACGACATACTCACTTACTTCCGTGGGCACGCTGTATTTGAGCCGGTATGGAAAATAATTGATTACCCGAAAGTTGGCAAGCTATGGACGGTTCGCAAGCTGGGGTTGAAATCGGCAAGAACGTTATGGCAGTTTTTTATAGTAAATGACAAAATATGGAGTATAAGGCAAATATCCTACGGTGATGACCAGCGTTACGTTGATATTCCCGGCGATGAACTTTTAATATTCATATACAACCGTGAGGGCAATAATTTCTGGGGGCGCTCACCTTTACGTCCTATGTATGGACCGGTTGACCGCAAAGAACAATACCTCCGCACAACTTTGCAGGGTTTAAAAGTAAATGCAAAGGGGATAACAACTGTAGAAGTTCCTTTAAAGGCAATCAACTCAAACGAATATTCCGCCATGACAACGGCGCTTTCAAACTTCTGGAAAGGTTTTACAAACTGGATTACGCACCCTGTAGGCTGGAAGCTGGAACACAAGCCAATGGACTTTAAAGCTCAGGAAGTAGAAGCCATGCTCAGGTTTGAAAATATGGAAATATCACAGGCGGGCGGTAATGACCAGTCACAGCTCGGTCAGTCAACACGTGGCGCCCAGGGGCTTCATCAGGGCAAACAGGAAGAAGCAAACATATCCGTAAAAGTTCAGGCAGCTTATATATGCGCAACGCTGCAAAAACTTATTGACGCTTTTTACCTTTACAACTGGGGTAAAGACGCAGTTCCGGCAAAACTGACATTTACCGGGATTGACAACAAAGCGAATTTTGAAGAAGCGCAGAAAGACCAAGTGATAGTGCAAATATTGCCGGAGCTTGTTAATGACCCGATATATAAAGCCTACATACATAAAAAATATGAAATTCCCGGAGGCGATGAGATTGAAGAAGCTGGGGATGAGAAAACGCCCGCTAAGGTTGATAAAGACGGCAATCCAATCCCGCAAGAACCGGCGCCTCAGCAACCAGCGGGAAAGAAGTCCGCTGCTCCGCAACCGGCAAACAATAAAGCGCAGCAATTAAACGAGGGGCACAGTTGTGGCTGCGGTCACGACGCCCCCGTGCGCTTGTCCGCTGCTGCTGCAAAGGAACGCAGGGCGCTTACTCCATACGAAGAAAAATTGCAGCTTACGGAACTGGCTTCACATATAAACGATTTTACGGACAAATACACAAACGAAATAAGAAACTCATTTAAGAATTATATATTACCCCGCTATTCAAAGGAATTAAAACAAGCCCTTGAGGACGCAAAAACAGAAGCGCAGAAATACAACGCTGTCATCAATACAGCGCTGGAGAAAAAGGAAAAAGTAAAGAGCATTATTAAGACGCTTCTTCTTGAACAGGTGAGCAGGGGTTATATAGCTGCCAAAAAAGAAGTAAAGACTAAAAAGCTGGCAGGCGATTTTGACGACTTGCCGACCGGCGCTTACGGATGGTGTGTTGCAAACTCTGACATATTAACTGACACGCTGTTTAATGACGTTCATAAGAAGCTCAAACTGTCAGCGGTGAAAGACATAGACAACGGCAAAACGGCAGCGCAGATTGTTTTTAACGCACTTGAGGACGCAGAATATTTTCTTTCAAAGGATACAAACATAGGCGCGCAGTATATCAGCGTTAAGGCATTGAATGACGGGCGGTTCAATGCCTTCCACGAGGCAAAAGACGAAATTCAAGGCTTCCAGTTCTCCGCAATTTTGGAGACCGCCTGCCCGCTGTGTGCTGAACTTGACGGTAAAACTTTTAAGATTGATGACCCTGACAGCACTGAGTATGAACCGCCTTTACATCCGAACTGTAACTGCATACTTGTTCCGATTTTAATGGATGAAGAAGCGCCGAAAAAATGGGATGGGCTGGATGAAAGTGTTTCAGATAAAAACGAGAAGTTTAAGAAATTAAGTGAGGTGAAGTGATATGCCGGGAACAGAAGCTAAAAATGAGAACGCTGATTTTATTCACATAAGGCAGGCAAGCCCTGAGCAGTTTGAGCGTTATACGACTCAGGAGTTCGGCAAAGGTATTAAGGCACGGCTCGGTTGGAAAGGCAACAAGTCAACCGTTCAGGTTGTTATGTTTGATAAAAAGCA